AACTTTCTGAGATGGATCTCCAGACAAAGAATTTACATCCTCAACTGATTTAGAGAACTCAACATTTACCATATAATAATTCGTTGTAACCACGGCATCATAAGTAGTGTCAAAATTACCTGGATAACCCATACCACGATAGAAATCGCCTGTATGACCCTTAGTAAACGTTTCCAATCTACGAACATTTTTACCTTCACCTGGACTTGAGACTTTACCAACATTAGTAACTGCGATAGTTGCATCATTTTCAAATGACGTACCATCAAGAATTTGAAGACCAACCCTAAAGTTAATATCATAACCCTCCATTTTCATATCAGTGGTTGTCTGATTTTTGGCTATAATATAAAGTATAACGTCAGCGCCAGATGCAACTTTTACAAAATTAAACCAAGGGTTTGCATTTAAATATTCTGCAGTTGGTGTTGCTAGACCAAGTTCGGTAGTCCAATCAGTTTTTTCGGTTGTAGCAATAGTTGCAAATGTTAATGCAGTTTTATCGGCTACAATGAAAGCCTTATTGGTTTCCTGAACCCAAATGAATTTACCATTAGTAAGAGTTGCCTTACCTGCAATTACGGCAGCTTCAGTGGCAAATATTTTATCATATCCAGTAATGAAGTTAGCATATTTATCATGTTTACCTTCAACTCTACCAAATTCAAAACTCAATGATTTAATTAAACCCTCAGCAACAGTATTAACCGTATCTCCAGTTACTGCAACATAAGTGAATGGAGCTAAATATTCATCCAAGGCTGAACGTGATCCAAATTCTTGAATACGAATCAAACCTTCCCAAACATCTTTTGGAGTTGTAGCAGCAACCTGAGCGGCTGTAATTAGAATGCTAGCATAAGCTGGAACTACTGTTACAGGAGCAATATTGGTAACTTTCTTGATTTGTCCTGGAAGCAATATGTCAGAAGCTTTAAATCGACCATTAAGGTCTTTGGATACAACGTAGGCATCTTCACCTTTAGCGGCAGTAGCTGAACCATCTTTTTTAAGAACGGCAACTTCCCCAGCAGAAGCAGATGCAATAAAAGTAGCTACAGTTGTCTCTGTTGCTACGGCACTTGTAATAATGAGATCCCTTACTGGGAAATTAAATGTTGACATAATTCTAAAGTTTTAAATTAAACTTAATTGTTTCTATTATTTAATTGAATATTATTCGATAATGTGTTATCTTTATATGCAACTGTTGCTAATTCTACAGCTCGCTTTAAGATAACTCTGTGTACTTCACTATTAAGGGCACACTCCTTAGTTGTATTAAATCCATTAATAGTTAGATCTGATCCTGGATATAATGTGTCAAAATCATCTAGAATTATTGGAGTTGGCTCCTGTAGATATCTATAAAGATATGAAGATAGAGTTTGAGTAGATACTATTTCAACAATTTTATCTGATGTTATAGTATTCTTTAAGTCCAATCTCCAAGCACGTTTTTTATTGGGATTCTTAAATGGATTATCTCCCAGAATATTGTATTGATCTAATGATGTTGGAACTATATATAATTGAGTAGTTGTTGTGTTAACCCTATCATAAACTATATACCAAGCATCATCTTCTATCTTAAAGAATTTCGATTCCTGTGATATTCTAAGAGGTGTTAATTGGTCATTTAGTGATTGAGTATAATTTGATACCTTTGTAATAGTAAGTTCTTCTAATCGTCTCCTAATGGCCTCAGATGACTCAAAGGATATTTTAGGATTCTTATTATCGTAAGCCTCCTTTACAATCTCTTCTTGAGCCTGAGTTAAGAATAAACTCTTCTCATAAGGATTGATTTCTGGAGCACTATTACTTAGAGCATTATTATAAAGCAAATCAAATTCAACACTAAAATCTTTTGTTGTCATAGTTAGTCTTTAGCAACTTTAATTCTCGCTTCTAGTTCTAATCTTAAATTCTGGTTTTTAGGTTTCAGTAAGTATTCTGCTGCAACTTGTTCTGTAGCTCTACCTTCATCACACAATTTCTTTCCAGATTTAACATCGGTAAATTCTCCAGATTTCTCTGTAATAATACCAAGTTCATATGCTGTATTAATTAATACTTTCTCTTCAAATAATTGATCATCTAAGATAGTATTAAATCTCTTATATTGCTTACCTAAAATATCCAAAAACTTACCTTGAATCTCTACTAGACCAGAATCACTACTAATAATGCGACCCTCTATATTCCTGTATACATAACATAGTTTATCACGATTTTGTTGTATACCACCAAAACCAATGTAGGCTTTCTGTTGTTGATCTAATGTTGCCTTCTTAGTTAAAGTCTCATCATCTGTATTGTATAGACACCATTGATATGTAGCTCTCTTTGTTAAATCGTTTGGATTCGTACAAATCTTAGCCGTATAATGATGCAATGCTTTAAACTGTAACATTTGGATTGGATCTGATAAATCAAGAACCATATCTTCCTTAGTTAATGAGATACCGAAATTCTCCCAGTATTCTTTATTTTTAGATGAAACATCTTCTCCTAATTTCTGAGAGAAAAATACAACTTCATCTTTATCTAGAAAGTCTTTAATACTTCCTGAACTATTCATTGGTGGACCAAATCGAGTATAAGTGCCTTGCATCTTACCACCCTCTAGAACGTGTCCTGGCATGTTATTGAAGCCACCTTTCTTGCCAACGAACTTTACTAATACTTTTTTGTTCTGTAAAAAACTCTTCTCTTCCATAAATAATAATTAAGATTTAAAAACTTAGAGCGTGAAAGAACTTAATCTCTCACGCTGCAAAGTTAGTAATCTTTTATTAAGATGCCAAATCGTATGGCAAAATAGTTATACAACGTGAAGGATCGCGAACGATAGCCCCAAGAGTTGCCATTTTATGAACCGTAGCAGCATCTTCATCTGTAGAAGCATACTGAATGTTTTCGGCTCCAGTGAATGGATTTGCGAATGGACCTGATTGATATCCTCGGAAATCACCTTCCATACCCCGAATCTTAACGATCTGAATATTTGGAGCACCAAGACCACCATCAAGATTACCTACGAAGAAGATGTCGTAACGATAAGACTCAGCTACACCCTTAGAAGGATCGCCATCTTTATACTGTTTGTTACGTACTTTATCATCGTACATTGGATCAACTTCAACTTTAATGATAACTCCATTAGGAGCTTTATATTCAGTAAATTGATAACCAAAACTAAGGGCATTGCTATGAAGTTCACTAGTGGTTTTCTGGATGATTGCTGGGTTAGCAGCATTACCACCTAAGAAACCAAATGCCTGCCATCCTGAAGCAATTTCCTGACAAGCTTTATTGAACTGAGCCGCACCACGTTCACCAGTCTTCAGTACAAAGACACGGTTATCCATAGCCAACTTACTTTCAGATAACTGATAAAGAGCATCTTCAATAACTTTCAATTTGAAAGTAGAGTAGAAGTGAGTATAAGATACTTCCATTTGCTCACGAATACCAGCACCTTGCTTAATAACGTTACCAGATTGACCTACGTTCTGGTAAGTTCCCCATTCGTCACGGTTGCTACGAGCAAACATTAACAGACGGTTCTTATCAGCAGAGAATTCAGCTTCTAGTTGATAATCAACATAGTGCATCCACATTGGGAATAACTTAGGAGCTCCACCATCTTTAGGTGATACTGGAATTGGAGTTACCAATTTACGATTAAGCATAGAGCCATAAACTTTGTGTTGAATACGTAATTTAGAGAATTCATTACGCATAGCCAAAGGAGATGCAAAATGAATATCACCAACCTTACGAGAACCTTCAGATTCTACAGGAGAGAATTCTTTAGAGAATCTTTTACCTGAGACAAGTTCTTCACCTGGCATACCATTAGGATTAACTCCCATTAGTTCGCAAGTATATACAGCGTTAGTTCCTTCAAATGAAGGTTCCGATAGAATCCTGATAGGATAAACTTCGTTCTTTTCACCAACAATTACATCACCATTGCTAAACCAATTTTCTCCAAAGACTAATTTGAAGCTAGATCCACCAGCACCGATATTAAATGTTGCAGCAGTAATAGTAGTAGCACCAATACGAGCCTCTACAAGCTGAATATTACGAGCAGAACTACCAATGAGTTCCCATGTGAATTCATCATCTGATTCCAACACTAATGTGGGGAATTGAGCTAATGTATCTTCTAAGGATTTACCACGATTGTACGCCAGAAGCTGTACCATATTACCGCCAATTTTTTGCGGTTGACGCTGAAAGATAGATCCAAGGTGATTCTCCGCAGAGATCAAACCCTTGAAATATTTCGCGTCATACATCTGAAATTTTTGTAGTTTCATATATTAAAAGTAATTTTTATTATTTATTAGAAGTTGAATTTATCGAAATCAAATTGTACTCCCTCTTCTTCAACTCTACCACCACCATCTTCTTTAAATTTAATAGAATCTGATAGGTTTTTCCAAGCATCTTTCTTGGCTTTCTTATTTTCTAGAACTCCCATTTTACTGAGACCTTCCGTAACTGATAGTAAGTAGGCTAACTTAACCCTACCTTCAATTGGATTATCATAGAGAAATTTAGATATAATATCTAATGGTCTATTGTCCTCCGTATAAGCCACTGGTTGTGTTAATCCCTTGATAATGGTATTCTTTATCACCTGTGGTATTTGAAGTCCTGGAATGATCTCTTTGGTGTCCTTAACGATCTTATTAAGTTTGTCAATTGCTTCTTTCTCCGACTTCTCTTGCGCTTTCTTGTTGACTAAATTCTGTTGTTTCTGCTGTTCGAAACTTTGCTTCTCAACAGTCTTTAATTCTCCTAGTGCTTCTTTGGCTTCATCAATATCCTCTCCAGAATCGAAAATTTTATCAACTAACTTTTTGGCCTTCTGATCCGTGAATCCTTTGGAGATATAATTATTGGTTATAATAGTTCTCCGTAAATCTTCTCCATCAGTACCTTCCTCTTCAATTGCTTCATCTGTAATAGAATTATAAGCCTCTACATTTCTTTGATGTCCAGCAATTTCCTCATGTGGGATTCCAGATCGTAACGCTTCTAGATATTCTTTCTGACCATCATTAAGATCAGCAAACTCTCGTTGTTTAATACCATCTTCTAAAACCTTAAAGAAATCATCCTGAGACTTAATATCATCATCAGTAATATCTTCTAAAATACCCCCCTCCTTCAGAGCTTGCACTAAGGAAGAGAAAAACTTTGGACTAAGAGTAGAAGAATCAGAACTATTATCATTGGCAGTATTGCTCTTTCCAGAGGGGAGTACTATCTCGATTTCATTCTCATCGTCTTTATCATCTGCGTCTGTAGTTTCATCGTCATCTACATCCTCTTTTTTATCGTTTTTAGCCGTTTTAACGGACTTACTATTCACTATTGGTACATTGTTATCACTTAACTGAGTAACGTCTCCTACGAGTCCACTATCGTCAAACTCCATAAAGTCTTCTGAGTAGTCCTCGCTATTAAAAATTTCCATTCCCTTCATAATTCTGATACAAAATTAATACATTATCATTACAAAAAAATATACCATATACATTTCCGTGATGATTCAAGGACTGTATATGGCTATTTTAGATTTTATCAATTAGGAAATTAAATAGTTTCCTCTTGATTTATAATATTTACCTGAGCATTTAGTACCTGAACTAGCAAATTGTGTTCATCGAAGATTGCTTTATTATCTTCGTATAGTGCATTTAACTTACTAATTACGAATTCTCTTGGAACCGCACATAACTCTTGTTTTTTTACTTCTTCTTTCTCTACTGCAATTACATCCTCGTTCTCTTCCTTTAGTACTTTCATTTTTAGAATTTTGGTTAATATTTATTTGAATTGAAATAATTTAAATGATACTTGTCCGCCATAATATTTATTAATTGGATCTGTCTGAATCTGATAGAATATTTTACTCTTAGTCATAACTCCA